GGTCACGCTGGGCGCCGTCTCTGTTATTTCCGCGGCCCTGGGCCGCGGAAATAACAGAGACGGCGCCCAGCGTGACCCGATCCGGCCCGGCCGGCGCCGGCGGCGAGCAGCTGCTCTGGAACGTGCCCGAGCCGACCCCGCGCCGGCAGGTACGTTCGTACCATCGCGTGCCACCGGTCCTGCACCCGGCCATCCGGCCGCGCTGGGAGACACCCGATCCGCCTGGCGTGGCCGGCAGCTACGGCCCGGTCGTCATCGCCTGGGCCCGCCGGCAGCTCGGCATGCACCTAGGCAGCTGGCAGCGCTATGCCCTGTTCCGCATGCTGCGCCACGACCGCGGCGGCGACCTGCTGGCACGCATCGCGCTGCTCTCGACCGCCAGGCAGAACGGCAAGTCGGTCATCGTGCGCGCCCTGTACGGCTGGCTGCTGGACGAAGGTCAGTACCTGGCGCCGTTCCGCGGCTGGACGACCCTGCTGGCAGCTGCGCACGACGCCAAGCAGGCGCGCATCGTGTACGCCAACGTCCTACGCGACCTGCTGGCGCGAGCTGACAAACGGCGCCCGGTCAGGACCTCGATGTACCAGGGCATCAGCGCCGGCCGCCTTGACTTCGATATCGTCACCGGCCAGCCCGGCAGCGCCCGCGGCTGGTCGGCCGGCGCGATCGCCTGGGACGAAATGTTGACGCAGCGCGACTGGGAAATGTGGGAAGCCCTGGGTCCGACCCAGTCAGCCCAGCGGTCACCCATCATGGTGCTGACCAGCACCGCCGGCCACGACGACAGCGTGCTGCTGCGCGCCCTGTTCGATCGCCTGGTGCGCCAGGCCAGCGGTGCCGAAAAGCCTGACCCGACATTCTACGGCGCCTGGTGGCAATCGAACGACGCCGACGCCGGCCTCGACTGGCCCGAGCTGCTGCGCGCCAACCCCGGCATGCGCGACCGGCGCCTGACCCGCCGCGCCATCCGCTCCGAGCACGCCACGCTGCCGCCGGACAGCTGGCGCCGCGAGCGCCTGAATCACTTTATCGAGCGCCGCACCGATGCCGCCGTCAGCCCGCAGCTGTGGGCCGCCTGCCGCACGCCCGAGCCGCTGGCCGGCGTGGCGGGCCCGTTCGCGCTGGGGATCGACGTGGCCGGCGGCGGCGCACGCGCCACGATCGCGGTCGCCGCGGTGCGGCCTGACGGCAGGATCGGCGTCGAGGTCTACCGTGACCTGCGCGCCAGCTCGACCGAAATCATCACCAGCGCCCGCATCGTTGACGAGGTCCACGCGTTCAGCGATCCGCTGGCCTACGTCGCCTATGACGCGGTCATCGGCGCCGCGTCGGCGTTCGATCGTGACGCGCAATCGACCTCGATACCCTGGGACGGCCTCAAGCCCGCCGCGATGATGGCGGCGGCGATGGACGTTGACGAAATGATTGCCAGCGGCCGCCTGGCGCACGATGACCCGCTGCTCGATGCGCAGGCGCCGCTGGTCGCCAAGCTATACGTCGGGTCCGAGGGCGGATTCAGATACTCCCGCAAGGCATCCGACGCGGCCATCGACGGCTTCCTGGCCGCGGTGCTGGCCGCGCACGCCATCGCCTACACGCTGCGAGCGCCGCGCATCTATTAGCGTCCTACGTTGTCATACGCGGGTGTATGCTCGCTGCCGTGGGAATCCTCGACCGCGCCGCCGAGCTGCTGGGCATGCCGCGCGCAGCTGCGCCGGTGCGGCCCATCATCATCGGCGGCGGCGGCATCGACGGCTATCCGATCGGCGCCGCCAACGGCATCACCAGCCTGGGCCTGTCGTCGGTATGGCGCTGTCTCGACGTTCTGAGTAACGGCGTGTCGCAGCTGCCCTGGCGCGAAATGCGCGGCACGCTCGACCTGCCGCCGTCGCGCCTGGTGCGCCGGCCGCGCGCCAGCATGACCCGCCGCGAATGGACCAGCCTGGTCGTCGGCACGCTGGCGCTATACGACAGCTGCTATCTACTCAAGGTCGGCGGCCTCGACGTTGAGGGCATCCCGATGGGCCTGCACCCGCTCGACCCGGCGCAGGTTCGGCCCGTGACGACCGAGGCCCTGAGCCTGGCGCCGCCGACCGATTACTGGGTAGGCAGCTCGCGCGTCAGCGCCGATGACCTGGTGATCCTGCGCCGCAGCCCGCAGCCTGGCATCGGAGAGGCCGCCGGCGGCGTGCTGCGCCTGGCGCGCGTCACGTTCAGCGCCGCCATCGCCGCGGAGACTTACGCCAGCCGTTACTGGCAGGCCGGCGGCAATCCGACCATCAGCCTGGAAACCGAGCTGCACCTGAACGAGACGCAGGCCGAGGAGATAAGCGACCGCTGGGCCGAGCGCCGCGCGCGCGGGCCCGACTACGCGCCGGTGCTGTCCGGCGGCATCAAAGCCAAGCCGTTCGGCGCCGACCCGACCGCCGAGTCAGCCGTCGAGGCCCGCCGTGAAATGGTGGCCGATATCGGCAGGTACTTCGGCCTGACGACCGGCCTGCTGAACGCACCGGCCGGCGACAGCACCAAATACAGCACGTCCGAAATGGACAACCTCAACCTGGTCAGGTTCACGCTGCGCAACTACATCGGCGCCATCGAGGACGCTGTCACCGACCAGCTGCCCGGCGGCCGGCGCATGGCCATGGATATTGCCGAGCTGACCCAGGGCACCCAGCTGGCCAGGGCCCAGGCCTGGCAGCTCGCCATCGCCGCCGGCTGGCTAACACCGAACGAAGTACGCGAGGCCGAGGGCCTGGCACCCATGGAAATGCCGACGCCTGCGCCGGCCACGATAGGAGTGACACCCGATGGCCAAGCCTAAGAATCCGCCGGCCGAGCCGACCGCCGAGCCGACCGCCGACGCTGCGCGCGAGGCCGAGCTGGAACGGCAGCGCATGGTCGTCGAGGCCGTCGAGCTCGCCAACGCGACCGAGCTGCCGGCCCTGGGCGGCCCTGACCTGCCGGCCGCCGAGGCCGACGAATGACCCGCCGCTATACGACCGCGCTGACCGCGCTGCGCGTGTCGGCCGATGACCCGCGCACCGTCGAGGGCATCGTCATCCCGTATGGCGTCACCAGCCTGGCGACCGAGCAGGTCGATGGTGAAATAGCGCGCGAGGCGTTCGCGCCTGGCGCCTTTCGCGACAGCGTGGCGCATTGGTCCGGCCGGACCGATGGCGCGCGCATGGCCTACCGGCCCGAGCACCGCGCCCGGCCGATCGGCACCGTGCAGGAGCTGGCCGATACGCCGGATGGCGTCAGGTTCCGCGCGTCAATCTTTGAGTCGCCAGCTGGCGACGAGTACCTGGCCGAAGTGTCGGCCGGCCTGAACGGCGTCAGCGCCGAGTGGGGACCAGGCAAGGCCCCGAGCCGCCGGCTGCGCGATGGCACGCTGTTGCATCGCGAAGGTCGGCTGCATGCAATCGCAGGGTCAATCAGCCCGGCATACGACGGCGCGCGGATCGCGCTACGCGACATGGAGAGTGCAATGACCGAGGACACGACCGAGCAGCCCGCCGAGCGCGCTGCGACCAGCTCGACGGCCGAGGCCACGACGGCCGCGCCCGAGCCGACCCAGGCCGAGCGCAGCGCCGCCGAGGCGCAGACGCTGGCCGCCATCCGACCAACAGCGACTGTGACGCGTCAGGAAGCGATCTACGGCCCGCGCAGCGGCGTCAGCTACTTCTCCGACATGCTGCACGCGCGCGAGGGCGATACGGCCGCGTCAGAGCGCCTGGCGCGGCATGCGCAGCTGCTGACCGACCAGGTCGAGCTGATGGAGCGCGCCGGCGAGGTCCTGGCGTCCGAGATTCCGGGCGCCTACCCCAACGAGTACCTGCCCGGCCTGCTGACCCCGCGCATCCTCAAGGGCCGACCGATGGGCGGCTTCTACAACCGCGTGCCCATCAGCAACGCGGCGCCGAAGATATTTCCGAAGGTGACGACCAGCTCGACGGTCGCGGTGCAGGCCGCCGAGGGCACCAACCCGACCGCGTCAGACTTCGCGACGACCGCCGTCACCGTCACGCCGCTACTCTACGGCGGCAGCACCCTGGTCAGCCGCCAGGTTCTCGACGGTGCCGACCCGAGCATCGACAGCATGCTGATGCAGGACCTGACCGAAGCGTATGCCCAGGCATCGGAGACGGTCATCAAGACGGCCGTCGAGGCCGGCGCCGGCGCATCCGGCACGGCCATCACGCTGGCCACGCCATACGCCGGCATGCTCGGCAACGTCATCGCCTACCAGGCTGCACGGTTCAGCCCGGCGGAAGGTCAGTTCGTGCCGAGCGCCCTGTATGCCGTGGCGCTGGCGCAGGCCGACACGACCGGGCGCCCGTTCCTGCCCTGGCTCGGCGCGACCAATGCCCAGGGCACGACCGACGCCGGCGGCGCCGGCGCCAACCTGCTCGGTGCCGACGTGGCGCTGAGCTGGGCCTCGACCGCCAATACCGTCGTGACCGGCCGGCGTAACGATTACGTCATCTACGAATCGCCGATCGCGTCGTTCCGCTACGAGCAGGCCACCGGCCCGGCGTCGATCAACATCGGCATCTGGGCCTACCTGGTGGTCGGCACCCGTAACGGCAGTCTCAAGGTCGTCGCGGCCTGACCGATGGCCACATATGCCAGCCTGGCCGAGCTGAAAGCCTTTGCCCGTATACCTGACACCGATACGGTCGATGACGTTCTGCTCGGCCAGGTCCTGGCGGCGGCCACCGAGGCTATCGACATTGCGCTCGACACGACCGCCGAGCAGCTCGACCCGGTGCCGGCGTCAATCCAATGGGCCTGCCTGCTGCAATCGGCACGCTGGTACAAGCGCCGCGACGCCTGGGCCGGCGTGCTCGGCTCACCCGAGTTCGGCAACTACACCCGGCTTCTGAGCCAGTTTGATCCTGACGTGCAGCTGCTCATCGATGGCTACGGTCAACGCAAGGTATGGGGGACCACCGTATGACAGCTGAGCGCGTGGCGGTACTCATCATTCTGGTGCTGCTGATCCTGGTGCTACTCAAGTTCCTAGGCGTCATCTAAGGGAGCGACCATGGCCAACGACTACGACACGACCGCGCGCGACGTAGGCGTCGCCGCGATCGCCGCGCTGGCGCTGCGCGTGGCGGCGCATACCGGCGACCCCGGCGGCGCCAACAGCGCCAGCAACGAGGTCACCGGCGGCAGCCCGGCCTACGCCCGCAAGGCCTGCGCCTGGAACGCGGCCAGCGCCGGCGCAGCTGCGCTGACCGCCAACGTCGTCATCGACATACCGGCTGCCACGACCGTCAGCTGGCTGTCGTTCTGGAATACCGCCGGCACCGTGCGCTACATGAAGAAAGACGTCACCGACGAGGCCTTTGCGGCCCAGGGCACATATACGCTGCTGGCGGCCGGCACCAGCATCGACCTCAACGATGCCTAGCGGCAGCTGCGAGCAGCGGATCGGTTCGGCGCGCGTAGGCCGTCGTGCCTGCGGCCTGCGCGCCGGCCGATTCTGCCGCGACTGCTCCGAGTGGGCCTGCGCCAGCCACTACGCGACCTGGCACCGCGGTCATGACGTAGTCCGGCCGAGCTGATGGCGTTCCCGACGCTGACCGCATCGCAGGGCATCGCCGAGTCGAGCAGCGCCAGCGGCAACCGTAACGTCGTCGTGCCAACGACGGCCAGCGGCGACCTGCTGCTGGCCTACGTTTGCAGCGATGGACAGCCCACATTCAGCGGCACGCTCATCAGCAACATGACCAGCCTCATCGCGCGCACGCTGAACGGCACGGCGGTCGCAGGCCAGCTGCTATACCGCATCTGCGACGGCAGCGAGTCTGGCGCGACCTGGGTCCTGAACCTGTCTGCGTCAGAGTCCTGCTGCGTCATGTGGCTGCTGGTGCCGGCGGCCAGCTGGCACGGCACGACCCCGCCCGAGGCCGGCACGTTCACCGTCGCCACCAATGCGGCCCCGGACCCGCCGAGCCGAACGGCGTCGTGGGGATCCGCTGACAACCTGTTCATCGCCATCAACGGCCACGATAACGGGCCGGTGTCGCAGACAGGCCTGGCCTACCCCGCCAACTACACCGACGACAACTTCCGCATCGGCGGCAACATCAGCAGCACCGCCATATACGTCGCGACGCGCTCGCTGGCAGCGGCCACCGACGACCCCGGCGTCATGGCGCAGAGCGCATCCGAGCAGAACCTGACCGCCACGATCGTCGTCCGGCCGGCCGCCGGCGTCGAGAATCACAACGGCACCGCCGGCCTGACCGGCGGCGGCGCCCTGACCCGAGCAGCTGCTAAGGGCGCCCAGCGCGCCGTCACGCTGCCTGGCGGCGGCGTCGTCAACCGAGCAGCTGCCAAGGGCGCCCTGCGCGCCCAGGGCCTGAGCGGCGGCGGCATCGTGACCGTCAGCCTGGCCGGCGCGCGTATGACGCTGCTGACCCTGAGCGGCGGCGGCGTCATGGTCCTGGCGTATGACGTAAGCACCGGCGGCGAGGAGCACGACGGCGAACACCGCACCGGAAGCGGTGAGGACGGTGTCGATGGTCCGGCGCCGGACGGCCACGGTGGGCTCGGTCCCGGCGATCGGAACGCTCTGGGGATGGGTGATT